CAACATCAACGTCAAATCGCTTTTTATCAACATGATCTCCAACTTCACTTCTTCCGCTGTTAACTCCATCGCTACCGAAGGTGATACCGTCACCATCGAATTCAACGGTGGTCGTCAATACGACTACAAGTCCAGCGATGTTAGCGGTTTTGTGAATGCACTGAACACTGTTATCAAGGCAGAGGAATCTGTCGGTCGCTTTGTTAACTTCTCCATCCGCAATAAGGATCTGGAAACTGTTAAGGTTGCTGCCTGATAGTATCAGTCAGGGGGAGACACATTCTCCCCCTACTAACACAAACTTTCTGTCTTTTTAATGTCATTCCGTAAGCAGTTAAATGTTATGATGGCGGATGTAGGTTGTGATCTCATCAGTGAGAAAAGACACCTCAAATGGAAACACCATACAGGTGTAATCATCACGACCTCAAAAACACCTAGCGACATCAACGCACTGAAACAAATAAAGCGCGAATTGCGTCGCAGGTTATCACATTAGGTCGTTCGTTCGTTAACAGCAGTGGGGGGGTATTATGCCCCCCCCGTTATTAAAATCGATGGGTCCCCTTAGTCTACAAAGTGTTACGATGCCGCCCATAATCTCAAAACCGACCCTTTTTTCCCATCCCCATAAAAATTTTTTTCGCTATATAAAAACAAGCATAAAGTTTTATAGGTATGCAAAAAAATTCGCGGCAAAATTTTACCACCATAGAGATCGATCAAGTATCTGGTGAGCACTATGTGATTATTCCAGAATGGGTTCTTGATGAAAAGGGTTGGTATGAAGGAACCGAAGTTAATATTGAAGTCGAGAATGATTGTATCGTAATATCCGATGTTGAATGATTCTTGACAAGGTATACATAATGCAGTATGATTCGATTGTAACTAATTTCTATTATGGCTAAAGGATTCACAGTAAAGGCAAAAACGCCAGCAGGGTCTGGGAATGCTCCAGTACCTGAATGGGATTATGATCTTGCCAAACAAATGGTAAAAGGAAAGGCAATTGTATTTTGTCTTCCCGGACGGGGAGTATCTTATACTTACTTGAAAAATTTTGTTCAACTTTGTTTTGATCTAGTGCAGGCAGGGGCAAGCATCCAGATCTCGCAGGATTATTCCTCCATGGTTAACTTTGCAAGATGCAAATGTCTTGGAGCAAATGTACTGCGAGGACCGGATCAGGTTCCCTGGGATGGCAAGTTAAAGTATGATTGGCAACTTTGGATTGACTCTGATATTGTTTTCAATACTGAAAAATTTTATCAATTAATTTTGATGGATAAAGATATTGCAAGTGGATGGTATTGCACCGAAGATGGTCGCACCACATCAGTTGCTCATTGGATGGAGGAGGATGACTTCCGAAATAATGGGGGTGTGATGAACCACGAAACTATCGAGAGCATCTCCAAGCGCAAAAAACCTTTTACCGTTGATTATGCTGGTTTTGGATGGTTGTTGATTAAGAACGGAGTTTTTGAGCACGAAGAGATGAAGTATCCATGGTTTGCTCCTAAGATGCAAGTCTTTGAGTCTGGTGATGTTCAAGACATGTGTGGAGAAGACGTATCATTCTGTCTTGATGCCATTGATGCTGGTTTTGAGATTTGGTGTGATCCAAGGATTCGTGTGGGGCACGAGAAGACTCGCATTATTTGATATGTCGACAAGGTATGATATTCTGTGTAATGGCACAGATCTTTATAAAGACCTAGGGCAAATTGAATATTTTGAAAGGATGGAAGACCTTGCTCTGGAATATTATCAGACGGGTTTTCCGGACCCCTCGGAACTAGAAACTAAAATGTATGAGGTAAAAGAATGAGAGGATTTATGAAAAATGGGAACTTTGTTGTTTCCACACCAAAGAAGACTCGTCAAGGAAATAGTCAGTATACCAAGACGGCGGCGAGTTCTCGTAACTCGGCTAAGAAAAAGTATAGGGGGCAAGGAAAGCGATGAGTCAACTGCTTGTAAATCTACCTGCATATAAGGTATGGGTAAGAAAAGAATACTTACGGGATTTGCAAGACGGATATGGTGAATTTGTTGAGGGCGTCTGGGTATCGGCAAAGTCGATTCCTGGGCGTGCTTTTTATTTTGAGACTTATTTACCAGAATACGGTGCAATGTTTGATAAATTACCTATTTCGGCATTTGTCGCCAGTCCTGAGACTCCTGAACCGGATCTTGATCTACCAAATTTACAGTTTTGGAACTGTATGGATTATGGTGTAACTAATATTTGTAAGCAATTTACTGCTTCAATGAGTTGGGAGGTTCGTACACGTCATTTTGGCACCATGACTGGTAGTTATATTTGCACATTAGACAATTATCACGGGGATTGTGACACTATTGACTATTCAACTAGTGAAATTCCTCAAGAACACAAGTCATTTAACCTGCTTGAACTTGATAATGGGCAATTTGCACTATATCCAAACAACAGATGTCGCATTTATGATGTTAGTTTGACTCCTCAAGAGCCAAAAATACCCGATTTTAAGGTTTCGACTGAGTATTATCAGGTTGAGAATGGTATTAAATGGGGTAGATTGGGTGATACCGACGAATATTTCTGGAAAACACCGGAAGAAATAATATCTGACATTGATGATCAGTATTCTCACCGTTTTGGAGAACCAAATAAATAAAAATAGGGATAGCAACCCCTTTAAAAGTTCTGATTTCACCAATCGGAGCTAAAATGGCAGTCTCACCAGTCGATAGAAACAAAAAATACATGAAAGAGATGTGGGGAACCACTAAACTTATTACAGATTACAATTCATTACCTAAAAAACAGGTATTGCAAGAGGTTATGCACGATGATCTTGATAAAGATTACGTAATTCCGGAAGATCGTCTTTCAAGACCATGCGGTGGTAGTGGTGGATTTGATGATTTTGTTGAAAGATGGCACGAATAACGCTATAAATAAATAAAAATCTCGTGATCAATGACAATTAGGAGGATATCAAGAGAATTTAAAGACATTAGTTTGTCTTTTGAACCTCATCCTGTAACAAAAGATCTTCAAATTCTTAAAAATGAGAGTGCGATACGTAGATCTATAAGAAATATTGTTGAGACTATTCCTACAGAAAGATTCTTTAATCCCTCATTAGGATCTGATGTAAGAGGTAGTCTCTTTGAGTTTATTGATTTTGGTACTGCATCTGCAATTCAAAGTCAAATTGAAATTTCGATTGAAAATTTTGAATCAAGAGTAGAGAATCTTGAAGTATATGTCAATCCAAACCCTGATCAAAATTCATTTGATGTCACAGTAGTATTTGATATTATTGGTCAAGAGATTCCGACCCAAGAATATTCTTTCCTTTTAGAGGCAACGAGATAGTAATATGCCTTTTACTAAATTTACTAATCTAGATTTTGATCAGATAAAAACGTCGATTAAAAATTATTTACGTGCTAATTCCACATTTACGGATTTTGATTTTGAAGGATCAAATTTTTCCATATTAATTGATACTTTAGCATATAATACATATATTACTGCTTTCAATTCGAATATGGTTGTTAATGAATCCTTTTTGGATTCGGCAACTCTTCGTGAGAATGTAGTTTCTTTAGCTAGAAACATTGGATATGTGCCACGTTCAAGAACAGCAGCAAAAGCTACAATATCATTTGATGTTGATGTTGATAATTCAAAATATAGTTCTGTCGTTCTTAGAAGGGGTCTAGTATGCACAGGAAATGTTAACGATACTTCATATACATTCGCAACTCCAGACAACGTACAGACGACTGTAGATGCCTCAGGTAAGGCATCTTTTAATATTGATGTTTTGCAAGGCACATTTTTACAAAAGACATTTACAGTTGATTCATCTCTAGATCAGAGATTTATTTTAAATAATTCATATATTGACACATCCACAATATCAGTGTTTATTAGTAATGAAGAGGGTGTTCTTGGTGATGAATATACCTTAGTTGATAATATTTTTAATGTAAATTCTGAGTCAAATATATTCTTAATTCAAGAAATACAAGATGAAAAATATGAATTATTATTTGGTGATGGATATATTGGCAAAAAACTTGAAAATGGTGCAATTGTAACAGTTAATTATATTGTTACTGATGGTAAAGATGGTAATGGAGCTGGTGGAAAAGTAGGGCAAGAAAATATATTTTCATTTTCCGGAACAATAGTTGATAATACAGATACCCCAAAGATTATTGATCCTGGAACAGTAGTTATAAAAACAGAGCAAAATGCCATAAATGGGTCTGATTCAGAATCTATTAGTTCAATTAAATATTTTGCTCCTAGAATTTATTCATCACAGCACAGAGCAGTAACTTCAAGAGATTATGAGGCAATAATAAAAAAAGTTTATCCAGATACTGAGTCAGTTTCTGTTATTGGTGGAGAAGAATTGGATCCACCAGAGTTTGGAACGGTTTCTATTAGTATTAAACCAAAAAATGGAACATTTGTTTCTGATTTTAATAAACAACGAATTTTATCTGATTTAAAGCAATATAGTATTTCGGGTATTAATCAGAAGATAATTGATTTAAAACTTTTATATGTTGAAGTTGATTCATCAATTTATTTTAATAGTTCGCAAATATCGACAGAAGAATCGTTAAAAACAAAAGTAATTAATTCATTAACAAAATATTCCGAATCTGTTGATTTAAATAAATTTGGTGGAAGATTAAAATATAGTAAATTACTTCAAGTTATTGATAATACAGACAGTGCAATAACTTCAAACATTACAAAAATAAGAATAAGAAGAGATTTAAAGGTTGCACTAAACCAATTTGCTCAATATGAATTGTGTTTTGGTAATCAATTCCATGTTAATTTGGGTGGATATAATATAAAATCTACAGGATTTAAAATTAGTGGTGAAACAGATACTGTTTACTTTACAGACATTCCAAATGAAGATAAAAAAACAGGTGTAATATCAATAGTAAAACCTGTTGGAGATATTAACAGAGTTGTTGTAAAATCAGCAGGAACTGTTGATTATGTTAAAGGGGAAATTTTATTGACAACTTTAAATATAACTTCAACATTAAATTCAAATGGGGTTGTTGAAATTCAAGCATTCCCGGAATCTAATGATGTTGTTGGATTGAGAGATTTGTATTTAAGTTTTGATATATCAAAAAGTACAATAAATATGCTAAGGGATGTAATTGCTTCAGGGGATGAAATTTCTGGAACAGTGTTTACAAGAGATTTTTATACATCAAGCTATTCAAACGGAAATCTAATAAGAAAGTAATATGATACAAACAGGGTTTGAATCTAGGGTAAAGATTCATGATATAATTGAAAATCAAATTCCAAGTTTTATCTTGGATGAAAGTCCTAATGCATCAAAATTTTTAGAACAATATTATATTTCACAAGAATATCAAGGTGGTTCAGTTGATATTGTTGAAAATTTAGATCAATATTTAAAAGTTGATAATTTAACTCCAGAAGTTGTTGTAGATAATACGACTCTTACTTCTGAAGTTAATTCTACAGATACTACAATTAATGTATCTAGTACGAGGGGATTTCCTAATCAGTATGGGATTTTAAAAATAAATGATGAAATTATTACTTACACTGGTATAAGTGCCAATACTTTTACTGGATGTATACGTGGATTTTGTGGTATTACTAGCTATCATCAAGATTTAAATGAAGAAGAATTAGTATTTTCCACATCAGATGCATCTTCGCATTCTGAAAATACATCTATACAGAATTTAAGCTCTTTATTTCTAAAAGAATTTTATAAAAAATTAAAGAAAACTTTTACTCCTGGTCTTGAAGAGAGTGTTTTTGTTTCTGAAATTGATGCTGGTAATTTTATAAAAGAAGCAAGAACATTTTATGAAGCAAAAGGAACGGAGGAATCCTTCAGAATTTTGTTCAATATTTTATATGGAGTTACTCCTAGAATCATCAATCTAGAAGATTATTTAATCAAACCTTCTTCTTCAAATTATGTTAGAAGAGAAGTTGTTATCGCTGATGTTATATCAGGAGATCCTCTAAAATTAGTTGGTCAAACTATTGTAAAAACCTCTGATTCGACAGTCAGTGCATCTATATCTGAAGTAGAACCATTTACTAGAAATAATAAGCAATATTTTAAAATTTCATTATTCCTTGGATATGATGATAATATAATAACAAATATTAATTTTAAAGTAACTCCAAATACAAAATGTTTGGAAGATGTTAGTTCTGGATCTAGTATTCTTACTGTCGATTCTACTATTGGATTTGGACAAACTGGAACAATTTTTTCAGGAACAAACAGAATCGATTATACTAGTAAAAGTATAAATCAATTTTTTGGTTGTCAGGGAATTGTATCTTCAATTAAAGCTACTGATAATGTAAGATCTGACCAAACTTACTTTGGGTATGAAGATGGTGATACTTCAAAAAAAGTAGAATTAATAATTACAGGTTCAATTTCCGATTTTATTCAGATATCTGAAAATTTAAAGGTAGATGAGGGGGATATAATATTTGTTGATAATATTGGGGAAGTAATAAAAAATCCAACAACAAATAAAACATATAAAGAATTATTTACAAATTCTTGGATTTATAACACTAGAAGTAGTTTTGGTATAGAAAAATCTATAGGAGACAATAGTTTTGATGTAACTACTCCCATTGATAGGGCATCTCTAAAGAAAGGTGATCAAGTAGAGATATTAAAAAGAGGGTCTAATGATGTAGAGTTAACTGCTTTTGTAATAAATGATATTGCAGATGGATCTTTTAGAGTAGTCATATCGGGACAATTTCCCATTGGTGTGGGAACTGAATATGTTTTTAGAAGAAAATTAAGAACACCTTCAAGTAATGGAGCACCATTAGAATCTGCTAATTTATTTTCTGATATTCAAAATGTATATAATGAAAATAATGAATTCATGTATGTTGCATCTAATTCATTACCTTCAATCGATTTAAATCCAGATCCAACCAAAACATCCCTATACTCTTATAAAATTCCCACAACAATTCAATCTACTAGTGTTGTTGGATTAGCAAATAGTTTATCTGATAAAGTAACTTATACAGAAATAGAATTAGGATCTGTTCCATTTTTTACCGGGGAAGAAGTTGTTTATCAACCTTCAGGAACTCCCATAGTTGGATTAGAGACTGGTAATTATTTTGTTGAAAAAGTAAGTAATTCGATAAGTAATTCGAATGTAAGATTATATTCTTCAAGATCATTTATTGGTGGATCAGATTACATAACCTTCAAGGAACCTTCTGGTGGGGTTAATGTAAATGATACTCTTACTTTAAGATCTCAAAATGATAATATAATAGGATCACAAAAATTACTTAAAAAGTTTCCATTATCAGTTAATACTGAGTATAGTGAAAATAAATCTACAGTTCCTGGTGGAATTGGAATGTTGATTAATGGAGTCGAAATCTCTAATTATAAATCTGTAGATAATGTATATTATGGGCCATTACATTCAGTTAATATAATAAATGGTGGATCTGGATATGATGTAATCAATTTACCTCAAGTAACAGTATCTAATGGACTTGGAGTAACTGCATTAGTTCAACCAGTAATTAGTGGTTCTTTTGAAAAGGTTTCTGTAGATTCGCAAGAATTTGATATTGATAAAATAGTATCAATTGGTGTTAGTGGTGGAAATGGATCAGGAGCTGTTTTTGAAGCTTCTTTGGCAAAAAGATTTAGAAATATTTTCTTTGATGCTAGAACAACAGTAAGTGGTGGTGGAATTAATACTGTAAGAGAAACTTTAACATTTCTTTCAGACCATAGTTTTGATGATGGGCAGGAAATAATTTATAATAATCAAGGAAATGTTTCATTGGGTATTGGAACATTAGAATCTTCTACAGAGACATTAATTAATAATGGATCTTATTTTGTTGAAGTTTTGAACAATAGAGCAATTAAATTATTTAATACAAAGAGTGATTCTTTGAGTGGTATAAACACAGTTGGATTTACAACATCAAATAAGAGTGGTATTCATAAGTTTATACCAGCGACTCCAAAAACAGGTATAGAAGATATTAAAATTATTGATGGTGGTAGTGGATATACAAATAGAAAATTAATTGTAAAACCATCCGGAATATCAAGTAATTTTGATACTGTTTATTTTAATGATCATAATTTTAATAATGGAGATTTAGTAGAATATACTTTTGAAACCACAGCAATTACTGGATTATCATCTAGTAATCAATACTATGTTTCAAAAGTTGATAATGATTATTTTAAATTATCTGATGCTGGAATTGGTGGTACGATAACATCAAATTTTGAAACAAAAAAATATGTAGACTTCACTTCTCAGGGTGAAGGATATCAATATTTTAAATATCCAGATATCTCTGTTAATTTAACTTTCACTCCAGTTGGTGTAGGAACTACAACTCAAAATCAAACAGTTACCTTAACACCCATAGTCAGAGGTAGTATTATAGATTCTTATTTGTATGAATCTGGAACTGGATATGGATCTTCTACTATAAACTTTGAGAAAAAACCAATAGTCAGTATAAAGACTGGAGTAAATGCAGAATTAATTCCAAATATTGTTAATGGTACAATTGATAGTGTTCGGATTGAATATGGTGGAAAAGAATATTATTCTGAACCAGATCTTATAATTTCTGACTCTTCAAGTTCTGGAAGTGGAGCAAAACTTAGAGCTGTTATTTCTAATGGGAGAATAAGTGATGTAAAGGTTTTAACTACTGGTATTGGATATTCATCATCTTCAACATCTATTCAGGTAAAGTCTGCAGGTTCTAATGCTTTATTTGATTCTAATGTCAGACAATTAACTATTAATAATGTAGCAAGGTTTGGAAATGAACTTCTAACTCCAACAACCAATAATCTGAAATATTCTGTTGCCGGATATTCGGAAGATTATTTTAATATTCCACCAACTACTAATCCCGTTCATTCTAAAATTATTGGATGGGCATATGATGGAAATCCGATTTATGGTCCTTATGGTTATTCTAATGCTGGTTTTTCTACAAATCCGGTTCTGTTAACATCTGGATATGCTTTAGATACATCAAATATTATCGATAGACCATCCGTAAGTGATTTTGAGGGAGGATTTTTCGTTGAAGATTATAAATTTACTGGTTCTGGAGATTTGGATCAATATAATGGTAGATTTACAAAAACACCAGAATTTAAAGATGGTGTTTATGCATACTTTGCCTTAATTGATTCTTCTAGTAAAAATTCGGTATTTCCATATTTTATAGGTAATAATTATAAATCTGATTATGTGGAAGATAATTCATTACTGAATCAGGAATTTGATTTTACAAGTTCGGATTTGATTAGAAATACTTTCCCATATAATATAAATGATAAAAAATCAGACTATGAGTTTGTTTATGAAACAAGTGATCTTTCAAACCAAAAGATAGAAATTGAATCAGTAACTGAAGGATCTGTAAATGGATTTAAAATTATAAACTCTGGTTTAAATTATAAAGTCAATGATTCTTTAAAATTTGATAAAGAAGGTGGATTATCCGCAGTCGTTTCTTCTATAGAAGGTAAAGAGATTGTTGATGTAAATACAAATATTTTATCTTACAATAATCCAATATTTACTTGGAATAATTCAAAAGAAGTTAAAGTAACTATATTACCGCATCATGATTTTATAGATGGTGATGTGATATCTATTTCTGGATTAACCACACAATCAATATTAAATAATACTTTTAATATTGGAGTATCTACATATACTGCCAATCTTCAAACAAATATTCCTTCAGTTTCTTCTATAGGAACAACTGAAATTAGTGTTTCGAATATACCACCAGTTTCAGTTGGTAGTAGTATAGGTATAGGAACAGAGACGTTATCGATTTTAAATATTTACAGAAAAGATAAAATACTCACAGTTAAAAGAAGTCTTACTAATGTGGGACACTCTACGGGTGCTTCTATATCATTCACCCCAGATTCCTTTACAATTCCTGTAGAAACAAATTATTTTGATTCTAGAGTGAATGACAAAGCATATTTTAACCCTAAAAAATCAGTAGGATATGGAACAGAGGTAGGAGTTTCTACATCAGTAACATTTAATTTTGGAATAACAACTACCACTAGAGATATTCCTTCACAATCCATATTTATTCCTAGCCATTCATTTACTAATAATCAAAAATTATTCATCACTAATCCAGGTGCTGTACTTTCAGTATCAACTACTAGTGATGGATCAGAATTTAATTTACCAACAACTGTTTATGCTACTAATAAAGGAAAAGATCTTATTGGTATAAAGACGGGAATAGGAGTTTCCTTCTCTGAACTATTTTTCCGTGGAGGAGGATCAGACAATGATGAATATTTATTCGAAAGTGATTTTGAACAGGTAACTGGAAATGTAAAAAGACAAAAGACAACAGTTTCTGTTTCAACTGTGCATGGATTATCTAATGGTAATGTAGTTAACCTTACTGTTCAACCAAATCTTAATGTGGGCATTGGAACTGCTACAAAAATTAGAGTAAGAAGATATAATGAAAAATTAAGTTTAACTACTATTAAGCTTAATGAGAGTACTCAATCCTGGCATACTGGTACTTGCCCTATTTACACTCCAATTGGATTTCAAAAATGTGGTTTAATTAGCACTACTGATAATGTAATAAATGTCGTTTCTCATGAACTTAATACTGGAGATAAGTTATTGTATGAAGGAGTTTTTGGAGGATCACTAGAACCTTTTGTCGATAATAGAGCATATTATGCAGTTAAAGTTGATGATAACACATTTAAATTATCAGAAACTTATAATGATAGTATTAAAAGTTCACCAGTTACAATTAATTTTATAAGTTATGCTACTGGTGGCAATCCTAGTAATGCTGTAGAATTTAGAACTGTAAATCCACAAGTAAAAGTTATAAAGGGTAGTAATTTAGTATTTGATATTACAGATTCTACATTATCTGATTATAATTTAAAATTTTATACTGATAAAGAATTTGGGAATGAATTTGTTTCTACAGGTTCTACAACTAATTTTAATGTTGTTTCTACTGGTTCCTCAATACTTATTAATTATAGTGAAAATCTTCCGACTAAACTTTATTATAATGTAGAAAAATCTGGTTTTATTAGCACTACTGATACTGATGTTAAAAATTATAATGAAATTTTATATGTAGATAGTGTATATACTAATGATTATAAAATTTCAGGTATTGGTACTACTACTTTTGATGTGGTATTGGATAGAAAACCTGAAAGAGATTCATATACAAAAGAAGAATGTAATATTTTAAAGTATGACACATCATCAACTTCAGCAAAAGGTGGAGTTAGTAAAATTAGAATTATTTCTGGAGGTTCTGGATATAAAGAACTTCCCATTTTTACTGGTTCTGCTACTACGACAGGTCAAGATGCTTCTATTGTTACAAAATCTAATAATATTGGTAATATAAAAGAAATAAGAATAATTAATAATGGATTCCAATATCCATCTGATAAAACATTACAACCTTCCGCTTACATTTCTCCATTATTAACAATTAAAAATGCCAATACTATTGGTATTGTTTCTGTGACTGATGGTGGAAAAGGATACACTGATCCACCATCAATATCTATTAGAAGTTTAAAAACTAAAGAAGTAATTAATAGTGGTTTTCTAAAAGCCTCTTTGACTGGTAGTTCCATTTCTTCTATTGATATTGTATCTGATCCAGAAGGATTACCTGAATCTGGAGTAGAAGTCTTTGCTACTAATAATACTAATGGAATAAGTATTCTTAAAGTAGAATCTAATGAAAATACTGGTATATTTACATGTGTAATTACAACACCTACGTTAGCTGATTCATTTAGACCATTTTCAGCTGGAGATAAAGTTTTTATAGAAGGTATTGTTGGTTATACTACAGATGGATCTGGATTTAATTCTTCCGATTATGACTATAAATTCTTAACTGTAGAAGAATATAATGTTGACAGCGTACCTCATAAAGTTAAAATAAATGTATCCGAACTAACAACTAATACTGGTGTTGCTAAGACAATTCAAGACTCATTAGCAAATATTATTAATAAAGATGATTATCCAATATTCAATGCTACTTTAAAACAGGTTTCATTTTTAATTGGAGAAAAATTAACGGTTAATGGGGAAGATGTAGATTTATTCATTACTGATTATAAAAATAATTATATTAAAGTTAAAGGATCTTATGAATTATCAAAAAATGATGTTGTTATTGGAAATGAATCAGGATCCAAAGCAACTATAGAAAAGATTGAAGATAATTTAGGCAAATTTGGTGTAAATTATGCATCTCTTAAAAATATTGGATGGTCTAATGATACTGGAAAATTAAATGAAACTAGTCAAGTTGTACCTGATAATGATTATTATCAGAATCTTTCATATAGTGTTCAAAGTTCAATAGAATATAATGTTCAGAAGACTCCTGTAAATAGTTTACTTCATACAAGTGGATTGAAGAATTTTGCTGATACTGGTATAACTTCTTCAAAATCTGTTGGAATAGGTAACACAGATTCTACAATAATTATTCATGATGTTTTGGGTGATTTGAGAGTGGATACAGTTTATGGATTTGATTATGCCAAAGATGCTGATGTTATTAATGGATCCACTAAATTTATAAACTTTAAAAATAGAAGATTAATTCCATATACAGAAGTAGATAGGAATAATGTTTTTGTGATAGATGATATCAATTCACAATTTTCTAATTTGGTTGATCAGCAAAATCCATCCACTGAAGTAAGTATTTTTGAAATAAATCCTTCTTTCCAGTATTCGACATTTTTGGTAAGAGTTACAAATGCTTCTAATACTGAAATACAACTATCAGATTTGGTTGTTATTAAGGAAGGTGATACTAATCTTCTTTTAAATAAAGGAGAAATATCAAATATTGGTAGTAGTTTAACTCATACATCAGAAACAAATTATGGTGAATTTTTAATTAAAACTGACGAATTTAATAATACTAATTTAATATTCGATCCAGTAGATCCGTATACACAAGATTACAATATTAAAGTAATTCAGAAAGAATATATTGGATCCACAGTAGGAATTGCTACAACTAATTTAGGAACACTAATTGATATCACAAATTCTACTCAGTTAGCATCTTCTGGAGTCACAACAAATATAATAGGAGTATCTACAACTAAATTTAATTCTTTAGTTGTTAATTCAAAAGTTAAAGATGTAGTAAGTAATGAAGTTAATTTTGTCGAATCTTTCATAACACATGATGGTGAAAATACTTATATTGCTGAGTCATATTATGATTCAACTGGTAAAGTGTTTAGTGGTGAGAATATAGGATCTTTTGGTGTTAATATTAATAATAATGTTATGAATTTAGAATTTTTAAATGATTCTAGTTCAAATAACATTCAAATTAATTCGAGAATAGTTGGATTTGGAACTACAGCAGGATTTAGTAGTGCAGGTGAATACTTATTCAAATCTACAGGACAATCTAATCCAAGAGCAGTTCAATATTATAGTAATTATGCCGATAATAAAATTTCTAGTGGATTTGGATTAACTGTAACGGTTTATGGCACTAGCACTATCATAGATTCTGCAAAATCCATAGTTCAAGTTTCTGTTGGTAGCACAAGGGCATTATATCAAGTAATGGTTGTTAAAGATGGTAGCGATAATCATCATATTCAACAATCACAATTGTTATTTACTGATGATGAAAATAATACTGGTATAGGAACATTTGGAATAACAGGACAGATGTCATTAAATTATTATCCCGACTCCAGTTATACTTCCTATTATAATGAAGTTGTATCATATACTGAATTTTTATATACTGAAAATGATAAGGTAAATATTCCAAATGATTTAGTTTATGGAAATAGTGTAGACTCTACTTACATTAAAGACTATGCTGCCATTAATGGTGAAATAGGAAACAAAAAACAATTTACATTAACTACTAATAATATTCCACTATTTGCTAAGTCATTTAATCCTTCAGATACTACTACATTAAATGCCTCTACAGGAGTATTTAATATTGATAATCATTTCTTCAGAAATAATGAAGAATTAATCTATACTCCAAAATCCACTTTTGTTGGTGTTGGATCAACACCAATGCAATATAAGAATGGTAGTATTATTGATACTCTACCAAAATCAGTATTTGCCATTGTTCAAAATGATGATAGTTTCCAAATTTCAACTACCAAAGCAGGAACAGCGGTAACATTTGTAGGTCTTGGTGAAGGAAATGCCCACCAATTTGAAATGGCAAAGAAAAATGAAAAATCATTGATTTCTATTGATAATGTTGTGCAATATCCTTTAATGTTTACTCCAGTCAACCATTCTTTGAGTGGTAATGGAGGTAGTATTAGCACAACTTCTACAGTTTTCTCTTTAAGTGGAATATCAACTATAGAAGCAAATGATATTTTGGCTATAGATGATGAATATGTAAAGGTTATAAATGTAGGGTTTGGTACAACTAACACTGGACCAATAACTGGTATAGGAACTACAGCACTAGTTGAAGTTGAGAGAGGAATACTTGGCAGTATATCAACGTCTCATAGTGATACAACAGGGATTGCTACAATTTATAAAGGATCTTATAATATTGTTGGAAATAATTTGTTCTTTGTTGATTCTCCTAGAGGTGATGCTAATCAAGATAAAAATATAATGAATTTAGATTCGCCAACATCTGAATTTGCAGGAAGAGTTTACTTTAGAAATAATTATAATAACAATAGGATTTATGATGATATTTCGGATAAATTTACGGGTATTGGAAGAACTTTCACGTTGAAAGTTGGTGGTGCTAATACCGCTTCTGGAATTGGATCTATTACCGGACAGTCTCAAAATGCTTTGATGTTTATAAATGGAGTTTTCCAAACTCCATCTACACTTAATAATCCAAGTAATAATTTTGAGATTATTACCGATACAACTGCAGGAATAAGCACAGTCATATTTAGTGGAATAACAGATAGTGATAGCGCCGATATTATTTCTTCAGAATCGGATATTAATCAAAATAATGTTCCAAGAGGTGGAGTAATTATATCATTAGGTTCTACTGGCGGATTGGGATATGCTCCTCTTGTAGGTGCTTCTGTAACTTCCCATATTGGTGCTGGAGGATCATTTATTTCAGCAGGAATAGGAACCACAGATATACATGGTTCTGGTTATTATGGAGCAGTTGCCGTTGGAGTAACAGACTTCATTTATGACCATAGATTTGTTAGTTCTGGAGTAAATTCGATTACTGATAATAATGATAATAAGTATACTGCCACAAATGCCACATATGATTCTCCTACAGGAACATTAGTGTTAACGATTGCTAATCATGGATTAACAGATTCCAATACAATTGGAATTGATACAGGAGGAATAGTATTCTCTTGTTCTAAAGATAACTATTCTACTGAACATGCTTATCCAAGAGCGGTATCTAAAACCAAGCAAAGAAGAGGTGAAGTTGGTGGTGATCCTGCTTACAATCAACAACTAGCAATTCAAACATTTACAACTAATACTATTAGTGTTGGTGTTGGTTCTGGTGGTGGTGCTGGAAGTGGTGCTAATATAACAGCTACTGTTGGAGTTGGTGGAACTTTAGCATTTGCTGTGGGTGCTGGTGGAACTGAATACGTCAATCCTGCAATTATAGTAGATTCTCCTTCTTATGAAAATCTTGATGTTTTGGGAGTTTCTAGAATAGGAATAGGATTAACAACTGATTCTGGAAGAGGTTTACAAATGTCAGTGGAAGTTGGAGGGGCTTCTACTACTGTTGGTGTTGGATCCACTCACTTTGAGGTTAAGAGTTTCAAGATAACTAGACCTGGATATGAATTTAGAAAAGGAGATAAGTTTACTCTCGTTGGATTAGTTACTGATGGAAGACTTTCAGAACCTTTAGAAGAATTTACTTTGGAAGTTCTTGATACTTATAGTGATAATTTTGGATTATGGCAATTTGGAGAATTGGATTACATTGATAATATTAAATCATATCAAGATGGTAGAACTAATTTCCCATTGTTATATAATGGAAATCCTTTAAGTTTTGAAGGACCTGACGGAGTAAATATTGAGTTTGCAAATAATCTATTAGTTTTTGTTAATGGTGTTCTTCAACAACCAAATAAATCATATACCTTCAATGGTGGATCTTCTTTTGACTTTATTGAAGCTCCAGATTCAAATGATAATATTGATATATTCTTCTATTTGGGCACCTCGGGAGATGATACAACCCCTATCACATTTATTAAAAAGGAAATGGAAAGGGGTGATGATATTCAAATTTCCGGTATTGGCACATTCCCTCAACAAAATAGAAGAACAATATTTGATTTATCATTCTCGGATAAAGTTGAAACTAATTTATATTCCGAACAAGGTATTGATTCTCAAAATTATAGAATATCAAATTTAATTAAGCAAAAGAGAGATAAGAAAGTTAATGGAGAACTTGAATCTAAAAAGAGAGAATCTATAGAAGGTCAAATATATCCAACAGCAAGGATAATTGGAGACGTTTCTTCAAGTGATGGTTCAATTTTTGTAGACAATGCATCTTTCTTTAAAGAGGATATTGAAGGTAAAACTTTTGATGCTTTAGTTGTATCTACAGGTTCAACAGATCCGGTATCAGCAGCATTAACTGCCACGGTTGGTGTTGGTGGAACAATTTCCGATTTGACTATTGTAAGTGGTGGATCTGGATATACTTCCACACCAACTATATCAATTTCTGCACCACCAGTGGTTGGTGTTGGTGTTGGTACTACAGCAACTGCTACAGTAACAGTTTCTGGTGGTAGTGTAAATGCAATTACAATTACTAATCCAGGTTTAGGATATACAATTGTAGCACCAAGAGTTCTTGTATCATCACCACCTTTAACTCAAAAAACAATAACTGGATTTAACACTGCTACTACTAAAGGATTCTCTGGAATTATTACTGGAATCGGCACTACTACTTCAGGATCAAATTTAGCTCTAAAATTTCATTTACATTCATCAAGTGATGATATTGATAACTCATCAAATTCTATTGGGTCTGCTATACCAATTTATATTTTTGATACTCGTATTGGAACTGGAGTCACTTCTATGGATATAAGTGGAGTTAGCACTGTTGGATTGGGAACTACTTTTATTGATAATATTTACCATTCAGTAGGAGCACTTCATGTCACTAGCACTACAACAGGAATTATCACTTGTATGATTGAAAATAATACTTCAATAGTTGGATTAGCATCTACTGGTAATAAATTGAATCCAGTTGGAAGATTCTCTTGGGGCAAATTATCAGGTGGATCCATTACTGCAGGTATTTCAATTGGAGTTACAGGTCTTACTGTTGATGCTGGATTATCATCATTCCCAACAATTCAAAGAAGAGGTGGAGAAATTGGATATAGACAAACCGGAGCACTAGATGAATGATTATAAATATCTAAAAAACTAATAATATGGCTGCTGTAGTAACAGATCAATTTAGGATATTAAATGCTAGTAATTTTGTAGATTCTGTACTGAATGAAAATAATTCTTATTATGTATTCTTGGGTCTGTCTAATCCTACAGATCCAAATCCTGGTTTTGGTAGAACAACTACTTGGAATCAAGAAAATGATAGCAATAAAGATCCGGTAGATAATTTAGATTATCTTTCTCATTATGGAAAAACATCTCTTTTCGGTAAAAAGATTACAAATAAAAATATTAGAAGAGTAATTAGGAAGGTTAATTGGTCATCTAATACAAGATATGAAATGTATCGTCATGATTATAGTAGTAGTAATCCTACCCCAAATTCCGATTCTTCTAGATTATATGACTCTAACTTCTATGTAATGAATAGTGATTTTAAAGTTTATATTTGTATTGATAATGGATCATCCGTATCTAATCTAAAAGGTAATAAATCTCAAGATGAACCAACCTTTACAGATTTAGAACCATCATCTGCAGGAACAAGTGGGGATGGATATATTTGGAAATACTTATTTTCTATTGCTCCAAGTGATATTATAAAGTTTGATTCTACAGAATATATTGTTGTTCCTAATGATTGGAGTACATCTACAGACCCTCAAATACAAAATGTTCGTGAGGCAGGAGATTCTAATACAAATTTAAATCAATTAAAAGCAGTTTATATTGCCGGTGCCGGAAATAACTACATATACAATCAAAGTAGTCCATCGGAAGAGTGTAATATTATTGGAGATGGTACTGGAGCAAAAGCACTAGTAACTGTTAGTAGCACTACTAAAATAGAATCGGTAAAAATAACCGCAGGTGGTAGTGGATATACTTATGGTTATGTCGATTTAAGCCCTTTGAGACCTGGTAATCACCCATCATCAGATGCGGCAAAATTAATACCAATTATACCACCTTCTAAAGGTCATGGAAGTGATATTTATACAGAATTGGGTGCTGATAGAGTTTTAGTTTATGCTAGATTTGATGATTCTACTAGAGATTTTCCGACAAATACAAAATTTGCTCAGGTTGGAATTATAAAAAATCCCGAATCATTTGGTAGCACATCTATTTTTACTGATAATCAATATTCTTCATTATCAGCAATGAAAGTTACTACTACTAGTGATGATGGTCCAGACATCGGAGCAACTATTTCACAGACATTGACTGATGGAACAACTGCAAAGGGGTATGTTGCTTCATATGATAAGGATACTAAGGTATTGAAATACTATACTGACAGAACTTTATGTTTTCAAAATAATGTGGATTCTACAGACAATGTAGCAAATTCTGAAGTTTTAAAATTTAGTTCAGATGGAGAACCTGTGACAACAGGTGATTTTACTGGATCTATTGATTCCTCCTTTGGAGATGGAACTCCAACTAATGTTTTTGATGGAATTAATTTGGGAGTTACTTTTACAAATGGACTTGCTGATCCCGAGATAAATAGAAAGACAGGAGACATAATTTATATTGACAATCGAACTCTTGTAACTAGGGACTCTAGACAAAAAGAAGACGTTAAAATTATTCTGGAATTCTAAAATCAAATGGCACAAAAAAGAAATTTAAATATTAATCCATATTATGATGACTTTAATTCGGATAGTAACTTTTATAAAGTTTTATTCAAACCTGGGTTTCCTGTACAGGCAAGAGAATTAACAACTCTACAATCAATATTACAAAATCAAGTAGAGGATTTTGGTAGTCATATATTTAAAGAAGGATCGATAGTATCTCCTGGAGGTATTACATATGATGGTCAATTTTATGCAGTAAAGTTAAATTCTACAAATTTTGGTGTAAATATTTCTCTTTATATTGATCAATATCTTGGTAAGAAGATAACTGGGCAATCATCAGGAACAACTGCTCAAGTTGTTTTTATTTCATATCCAAGTGAAAATTCTAATGTAGAAAATTTGACTCTTTATGTCAAATATGTAGATTCTAATAATAATTTTGTTTTTGATCAATTTGAAGATGGTGAATCATTAATTGCAGATGAAAATGTAACTTATGGAAATACTACTATAAATGCTGGAACTGCTTTTGCATCTTTAACAAATTTAAATGCAACTTCTATAGGGTCTGCAGCATCTATTGATAATGGAGTATATTTTATTCGTGGATATTTTGTAAATGTAGAGAAACAAACTATTTTACTTGATGAATATACTAATACTCCTTCATATAGAGTTGGTTTAAAAATTGATGAAACTTTTGTGAATGCAAAGGATGATAGTTCATTATATGATAATGCAAAGGGATTTTCTAATTATGCCGCTCCCGGAGCAGATAGATTAAAAATTACTTTAACATTATCAAAAAAACTTTTAACTAATTTTGATGATACTGATTTCGTTGAAATTCTGAGAGTCAGAGATGGAAAAATTCAATTCATAGAAACAAAATCTGATTATAACTTAATAAAAGATTATATTGCAGAAAGAACTAATGATGAATCTGGTAGCTATTCTGTAAATCCATTTAATGTTTCTGCACATAATTCATTAAATGATGGCTTGGGAAATGATGGATTATATTTTAAGGATCAAAAAACGGATCAATTAAATACACCATCAGATGATTTGATGTGTGTAAAAGTTTCTCCAGGAAAAGCATATGTTAAAGGATATGATGTAGAAACAACAGGAACAACAGTCATTGATGTTAATAAACCAAGAGATACTCAATCAATATCAAATTCAAATGTTTCCTTTTCCATGGGAAATCTTTTGAGAGTTAATAATGTTACTGGAGTTCCTAAAGAAAGATCTATAATAAGTCTTCATAGTGAACACAATTCTGGCGGTGTTGGAGTTGGTAGTGCGAGGTTATATACTTTTAACGTAACTGATGCATCTTATACGGGAAAAAATTCCACCAATTGGGATTTATGTTTGTATGATATACAAACATATACTGTTATAACATTATCTAGCTCATTAGTTGTATCAAAATCATCATATATTGAAGGTAAAAATAGTGGTGCAAATGGTTTTACAATTGCTGATAGTTCGTCAGATCTTATAACTTTAACACAAACTTCAGGAAAATTTTCACCAGGAGAACAAATATTACTTAATGGGGAAAATAAACCAAGAGTAATTAAATCTATAAAAACTTATGGAACTGAAGATATTAAATCAGTAAGTCAATCTGGAGTTGGAGCATTTAATTTTAAAGCAGATACTTTCTTAGATAAATTTCCATTACCTAATGGGGTGACGGAATTAACTATTAGTGGTCTTTCAGCTACCAGTCCTGGTAAAGTATTTACTGGAATAAAAACAGATTCTGTTATTAGATATCAAAGAACAACTGCTGGATTTGCAACAGAGACATTTAATAGAGTTGCAGAAGTTTCTTCTGATGGTCTTACATTAACTTTAGCAGGAATTACTACAGTATCTGGTATTTTTGATGGTGGAGAAGCTAATGGAACATATTCAGTTACTTTAGGATCTCCAATTTTAAGAAATGATGATTCCTCTTCTTTATATGAAAAACTTCCAGAACCAAATATTTCTTCTGTAAATCTTTCTTCTTCTACTTTATTAATTAGAGAACAATTAGAGGGAGAGTCTGTTTCCGGAGCAGCTTTAACGGTAACCACATCCGCAACAGAAATTAGTGGAATAGGTAGTATTTTCTTTACTGCATTTGATGCAGAAAGATATTCTATTCATTATAATAATGGTGGAATAGGAACAGTAACTTCAGATTCTTTTACTCATAGTGATGGCGAAGTAACATTTAGAGGTCTTAGTGATGGTAATAATGTAGTAGTTAATACAACTCTCAAAAAAGTGGGGATAAAAAGTAAGAAAAAATTATATAAGAGAGATGGATTATTAACAGTCGATAAATCTGTTTCTGGAGTCACCACTTCATTGAGTGGATTGACAACAAGTCAATATTATGGATTAAGAGTTCAAGATGAAGAAATTTCATTAAATCGCCCTGACGTAATTAGAGTATTGGCTATTCATGAATCTTTAGATACTGATGCTTCTTCTTTAGATAAAATCACATTTCAATCTGATGTCAATGATTCTATAGTTGGAGAAAATATTGTTAGTAGTGAAAGTAACGCAATTGCTAGAGTTGTACAAAATTCAACTAATAATTCGGATTTAAATAATAAGACTGTTTCTGTTGTCTATCTTAATATGGATAGATTTGTTAAGAACGAAAAAGTTGAATTTGAAGAATCTAATATTTCTTTAAATATATCCGCAATTACTGCTGGCAAATATAAAGATTTAACCAACGCTTATGATTTGGATAAAGGTCAAAGAGAACAATATTATGATTATTCTAGAATTGTAAGGAATTTAAATACACCAACACCATCTAGAAAACTTTCGGTAATATTTGATTATTATGATATAGATTCTTCAGATAGTGGAGATTTATTTACTGTGATGAGTTATGGTGAAGGAAATTATTCTAATGATATTCCAGAAATTGGTAATAATTCTATAAGAGCTTCTGATATTTTAGATTTTCGTCCAAGAGTATCTGTATTTAATAGTTCTACACAATCTCCATTTGATTTTGATTCGAGAGATTTTAGTTCACAACCAACTAGAATTTTAGCGCCAAATGAAGATTCTTTAGTTGGATATGAATTTTACCTTGGTAGAATTGATAAATTATATATTGATAAGAAAGGTGTGTTATCAATAACTAAAGGAAATTCTTCACAAACCCCACAAGAACCATCATCAACTAATAATGAAATTATGGAGATAGCAACTATTAAGTTGCCACCATATCTTTATAATCCAAGAGATATTCAAATATCTCTTGTTGATAATAGAAGATATACTATGAGAGATATTGGTAGAATTGAAGATAGAGTTGAAAATTTAGAAGAGGTCACTTCTCTTTCTTTACTAGAATTAAATGTTAAGAGTCTTCAGATAAGAGATTCTGATGGGAATGAAAGATTTAAGAGTGGATTTTTTGTGGATGATTTTAAAAATGAATCTTTGATTGATTTAAAAGTATCTTCAGTTGAAGTTGATTCTGATAATCAAGAATTGACACCGATTATTAGTAGAAACTCATTAGAAAGTTTAGTTGCATTTAAAGATTTTGTTATAGACACTGATTTAGATCTTTCTCTAGACTCTACTTTATTAGATTCAAATGTGCAGAAGACTGGAGGAGCAATTACTTTAAAATATGAAGAGGATATTAATTGGATAGAACAACCTTTAGCTACAAGAGTTGAAAACGTTAATCCATTCCATGTAATTGAGTATACTGGCACAGTTCAATTAAATCCATCTGTTGATTCTTGGGTTAGAACAATTCGTATTGGTAGTATAACTACGGGATGGGGATGGCAAGTAGCATCTTCTTCGGATGTTGTTCGTGCTTCAGGAAATGAACAGTTCATGAGATCTAGAAATACTGAATTTTCTGTTCAAAACATTAAACCATTAACTAGATTTTATCAATTCCTTGATGGAATTTCTGGAGTTGATTTTATTCCCAAATTAATTGAAATTGCAACTGATTCATCATTAGAAACTTATGGAGCATCTGCAGCATTTACTGTTGGAGAAGAAGTGAGAGGATATAATGCTGCTGGAGAACAGTTAATTAGTTTTAGAGTAGCAAAATCAAATCATAAAGGAGGATCTTTTAGTTCTCCATCATTAGTATATAATATTAATCCATATATTAAGACGGAAAATATCAGTGAAGAATATAGTCAATCTTCAAAAGTCTTAAATGTAGATACTTTTTCTTTAGCATCTCAAGCACAAGGAAGATATTCTGGATATCTTCTTAAAGGAATGCAATTAGTTGGGCAAACTAGTGGTTCAATTGCCTTTGTTAAGGATCTTAGATTAATTTCTGATAATTATGGTGATCTTATTGGATCATTCTTCATCAGAAATCCATTAACTACTCCTGCACCTCTGATTAGAATATCTACAGGAACAAAAACCTATAGAATTACTAACAGTTCCACAAATGCTAAACCTTTGCCAGGTAGCAAACTTATAACTTCTGCAGAGACCTCGTATCAATCTACAGGAATTTGGAGAATGATACAAAGAGTTACTGTTTTAACTGCTCCTCCGCCACCACCAGTATTCTATGGAGATCCTTTAGCTCAAACTTTTGCTATTGGTGGTAATATTAGTGATATACAAGCACCTAATATTGATTATCAAACTGATGATAGTGAAGGAGCTTTCTTAACTGCTGTAGATTTATTCTTTGGAAATGTTCCTACAGGAGACCATCCAGTTAGAGTTGAAATTAGAACAGTTGAGTTGGGAACACCTACAACAACTGTTGTAGGAAGACCTGTTGTATTAAGACCAACAACTACGAATGCCAATGGTGATAGAGTTGTTGGAATAATAACATCAAGAGATGGAGAAACAGCTACTAAGGCAGTTTTTCCAGAACCGATTTATTTGTCTCCAGGTAAAGAATATGCAGTTGTTATTCTTGCTCCAACTACGGATGAATATGAATTGTGGTGTGCTCAAATGGGAGAAATTACTGTAAATACACAATCTCTTCCAAATTCTGAAGCAGTAAAATATACAAAACAATTTGCTTTAGGAAGTCTATTTAAATCTCAAAATGGATCTATATGGACAGAAAATCAATATCAGGATCTTAAATTTAAATTATATAAAGCTAAGTTTATAGAAAGTTCTGGAACAGCATTTTTCTATAATCCAACATTAGATGGTAGTAATGGTTATATTCCAAATCTTGGAAATAATCCAATTAGAACACTACCAAAGACTGGAACTATAGGAATTACTACAATTAAAAGAGAGCCTGCTGCAAATCTTACTCATATGAGAGATGAAATTCTCTATATTGGAAGAAAACTTTCAGGAGCAACTCCAAATAGCTCTGCATTTATTGTTGGAACTGGTTCATCTGTTGTAAGTGCAGAAGTTACTGGTGTAGGAACCAATTATTTGGGAACAATTAGTAATGTAGGAACCTATAACATAACTGGGCAGGGTAGTGGATTAAGATTGTCTTTAACTCCCTCTGGAGGCGTCTTGAATGGTGCTATTACTATTAATTCCCATGGTAATGGATACCAATCTGGTGATGTAGTTGGTATTGTAACAGGTGATACTGGTGAAAAAATTGGTAGAGATGGAACTATTACCATTACTGAAGTTGATGGTATCGATACATTATTTGTTGCCGGTGTTCAAGGTGAATTTGGTTCAGATCCTGCTCATGCTTTTAAACCTGGAATAGCAGTAAGTTATTATAATGCTTCTGGAACAATAGTAAGTTTGGCAACTACTCAAATCATAAGTTCTAGTGGTCCTACAGACTCACAGTTCTCCGGTAATTATTTCAGAGTTAATCATTTTGATCATGGTATGTATTCTGGAATCAATAGTGTCAGAATAAGTAACGTAGAATCAAGTTATTCACCGACAACATTAAATGCAGAATTATCTGCAGGTTCTGGAGTATCAGCAACAATTAGTGTTGCTAATACTGCGAATTTCAATACTTTTGAGGGTGTGCCACTAAATGCTACTACTAATAAAGGTTATATAAAAATTGGGGATGAAGTAATAGAATATAATGCAGTTGGTGTTGGTAATCTAACAATATCAAATAGAGGTATTGAGGGGAAAATTATAAATCATCCTATAGATTCTATAGTATACAAATATGAATTAAATGGTGTTTCTTTGAGAAGAATAAATAAAATTCATCAAATAGATGATAGCAATATTGATATTGATGCATATAATATTGCTATTAATAGGGGTATTGCTCTAGGTGCTAATCGTTCATCTGATAGTGATACATTGTATCCGGAATTGTCATTCTTTGATGAATCATATTTGGGTGGTCAAAGTGTAAAAGCAACTGAAAATATTGAATTTAGTGAAGTAATTCCAAAATATGATATATTGACTCCTGGTTCAACCACATCGGTTAATGCATCAATTAGAACAGTAAGTGGAACCAGTGTTGGTGGAAACGAAGCATCATTTGTTGATCAAGGATTTGAATCTGTTGAATTAAATCAATTAAATAGATTATCTTCCCCTAGAATTATTTGCTCTAAAGTTAATGAAGAAAAACACCTGAATAGTTTGCCAAGAAATAAATCATTTACTACAGGAATAACATTAAACAGATCTGATAATAATGTTAATTTGTCTCCAATTATTTACTTGAATAGTAGAGTTGTTGAACCAGAAACTGAATTTAGAAGTGCTAGATTAAATAATCCAACTTCAAATTATTCCAATGATGGTAGAGTGAATACTCTTACATTTGATCCACACTCTTCTGTTTATGTTTCAAATACTATATCATTAAAGCACCCTGCCACAGCATTAAAAGTATTTGTTGCCGCATATAGAGATCAATCAGCAGATTTTAGAGTTCTTTATCAATTGATAAGATCTACCTCTGATGATAATTCTCAAGAATTTGAATTATTCCCTGGTTATGATAATTTGAAATTTGCTAATGAAGATGGATATAATGTATTAGATTCTTCTAAAAATACTGGAAGACCTGACCGTAAAGTTCAATCAAGTTTAGATAATGAATATTTGGAGTATGAATTTACTGCGGATAATATTGGAGAGTTTGTTGGTTATAGAATTAAAATTGCAATGTCTGGTACAAATCAGGCAAAATATCCAAGATTTAAAGATTTTAGATCCATTGCTACAAGATGATAAAAGTTGAAGGGTATCAAAATTTATATCGAGATGAGAATAGTGGCGCTATAATTAATTGTGATTCTATTGGATATGAAAATTATTTAAGTGCCATTTCCCGCAAAGAATCGGAAAAAAAGCAACTAGATATTATGAGAAAAGAAATTGATGAATTAAAATCTTTACTAAAGGAGCTTACAAATGGATCCAGATAGCATTGAATTGACTAGTATTGGAAAAATGTTTGAGTATGAAAAGCAAGCGAGAGAGATTGATGAGTGTAGGGATATTGATGAATTGAAACAGATGTTAAAGACTTCTATTAAGTTATATTTGAAGCAACAGGAAGTTATTTCTACTATGGGTATAAAGTAAGATATAAATATAAGGAGAGACTATATTTATAAGATAGATGGCAGCTACGTACGTTAGCAATATTACCATTAATAGCGGAGAAGATTTTTCTCAAACATTTACATTAGAATCTTCCGATTCTAGTTCTCCATTAAATCTTGATGGATATACTGTAACTTCTCAAATGAGAAAACATGCTGGAAGTTCAACTAAAACAGATTTTACAACATCTGTAGTTTCGCCAGCATCTGATGGAACCATAAAACTTACTTTAGCGAATACTTCTACTGTTAATTTAAAAGCGGGGAGATATGTTTATGATATTGTAATTGAAAAGGATTCAGTTAAAACAAGAGTTCTTGAAGGTATGGTACTTGTTAGGCAGGGAGTAACTCGCTAATGGCAGATGTTAAGGTTAAGGTAAATCAAAATAAC